CTCTTGAATATCGCCAGGAATAACACCATCTCCCGAACCTAAGAAATCACATTCCAACTCCTGAGCTATCTTACGTCTATCATATTTAAATTTCTTAGACATTGACTCAAACCAAGATGAAAATGGTTTATAACCGTCTTCTAAAAGTTTTAGATATTCTTTCATGTCAAAATCATGTAGAACAACTTCATCATCATTATATTGTTCTCTATTTAACATGTAATGACAGATGTCTTGACATTTTATCCAACGTAAATCTTTGGTGTAACGAGGGTCTTTAAACCATCTTAAATCGGTTATATGGAAATCATTGATTCCACGTAATGCTTGGTCGTAAACACCATAATAGATGGGGTCGTAACCATTTGGAGTTGAGATAAGAATAATCTTACCACCCGTTGATAGGGACGCCATAGAGGCCGCCCAAAAATCATCTCCCGCTTCAATGTATGCCGCCTCATCAAATACAAGTATGGTAGGTGTGTAACCACGAAGGGCATCCGCTGATGTTGCAACCGCCTTAACCTCACATCCATTGTTTAATCTAAATCTACTTTCTGAGTTTTTATCGGGTGAGAACCCAACATTAATCCATTCAGGCCATTGTTCTAAGAAATGTCTAACCTTATTAGCCATCTCCACCGCAGTATCACGTTTGTTTGCAATAAGTAGAACTCTCTCAGGATTATCTGGTTTTGCTAATTGTAATTTTTTTGATAACCAAGCAGCCGTTACTGTTGTAACACCGGCTTGTCTATATTTTCTTGTAATATTTTCGTTGTAATCTTCGTAGTCCTGTATTAGTTGAATTTGGTCTTCAAATAAGTCCATTGGGACATATTTCTTCTGTGTATTATCAAATGTCTGTAAATACGTTCTAAGTGCATATGGGGTATCTTTTATAATCTTAGCATACTCCATTAATTGTTCTGCTCTACTATTCATATATATAAATACAAAAAAAGGTGGTTAAAACCACCTTTTCAATTATTCATCGTCATCGTCATATGTTGACATACTATCATCGTAGTAATTTTTATTAATATCTTTCCTAATGGAATCATAATAATCTTTAATCATTTTTTCACCTTTTGAAGTCTTTCCTATTACTTCTTTCATCATTGTTAAAAACTCTTTAGCTTCTAATGTGTAAAGGCTAGATAAAAAATATGATTGTAAACCTTCTTCATTTTCATCAATAACAACTTCATCGGGTAACATACCTCTTACTCTATTCCATATTGATGGTCCTAATCTTAAATCCCACATTTCTTTGTCCATAGTGTCTTCATAACCTGAAACCTTATTCCATAACTCCTCATCAAAATCACCATTTTCATCTCTTGGTCTTCCGTGTACTGCAAGTAATTCTAAATAACCTTTTATACATTCATGAACGGCAACAGGAAAATTCTGTGCTCGTACTTTAATGATTGGTGGTTCCCCTTGTTCAATTTCTTCGGTGCCAGCAACTTGTCCCGATTTACCCATTTGTGACAAAAATATATCAGGAAATTGCCAATAAGTCGTGTCATTTATTGACATCATAACACCATATAAATCTAAAATAGTTTCACTTTTAGTTATATCTAAAATCTCCTCACTAACCAAATGATACGAATAATGACCTTTTTTAGATGCTCCCTGACTAATTGCATTAATTAATCTTCGTTTAGCTCTTTCTAAATTTAATCTTTCAAAATCACCATCAATCTCATTATCTAAATCAACCTGAGGTATTTGGATAGTTTCTTCATCATCCATATTAAAATTATCCGTAGATATACTGCTACCATCAACAATTTTTACATCCCATTGAATTGAATCTTTTGGTATATGAAATTCATTCATAACTAATTTGATTGCTAATTGTTCCAGTTCGGGTCTAACATTCCTTTCAATTCTAATAATCTCAAAGTGAGATCTCATCATAAATGAGGAGAATTCACTATATTGTGATTTGTTATTTAAATTTATTTTATTTGGATAATGTGGACCTAAATAATGATTAACATTAGATATAACTTCTTGATATCTTTCTGATGCCAATAACTCTTGAAAGTTTTGTTCTTGTGAATTTTCACAAATTGGCATAGGTATTTTAGTTAATGAAGTGTCTTCATTTTTTAATTTATGTTGTAAACCTCTATCGGGTCTATCAACACTTGAGAAATTCATTGCCATACGTTTAAATTATATTAAGGCTAATATAAGATTTATTTCTTATAATACCTAATTTAAACCTTACTTTTCTCAGCTTTTGGTTTTGGTTTTGTAAATGGACCCGGTTGATTTGGGTTATGAGGTTTCGGTTTTGTACCTGGCGTAACCTTTGGTTTAGATGGTTTTGTCTCAACATCACCATCTGATGAAGATTCATAGGTCATAAATTCAGGAACATCGTTATGTCCAATATTAACGTTTGGACCCGCCTCTTGTAATTTAAATTGTATCATTTCCATAATTTCATTTTTAGATGTGAAACTATGATAGTTATTTTCCGCTAAAGATTCAACCCATTCTTTAACTTCTTTGTCTTTTGTATCTGTTTTAACTGATTTTTTTTTCTTTTGACCCTTTAATATTTTAAAATCTTGTCCATCAATTTTACCATTGTGGTTCTTGTCTAATTTCTTTTGATTACCTTTTAAGTCCTCTTTTACCTCAACTTCAATATTTGGGTCGTTCGCAATTGCTTGTAATTTGGGATCTCTTAATTTCTCAGCATCAATAACCATTCTTTCATGTAAATCAGAAAGTTGTTTATCGCTGAAATTAACTAACGTTTTTTCAGACATACCCTCACTTATTAACATCTTAACTAATTCTGACCTTTTCATGATTCTTTAATTTTTAATTCTTCTTTTATTAAAAGATATTCTCTTTGTTTTAATTTTTTTGTTACACTTTCTAATGATTCACCAAATTTAAATGATATTCTCTCAAATTCGGAATCAAAATTAAATTTTTCCCATCCCAACGCAACTACACCATCTACTGCATCAATAACTCCGAAATAATCGGAGTCTTGAATTAATTCTAAATGTAAATCGGTATCTTTTAATAATCCAACTAAATCAACGTATTCCACCTCAGGTGATTTTGGTTGAGATGTTGAGGAGGATGGGATAACAAACCATTCATCCATATCTATTTCTGTACTCTCACTAAAAATGAATTCGTATTGTTTTTGACCTTTATAGTCTGAACCAATTTCATTTATATAGATTAACTTCATTATTTGAAATATTTTCCTAATGTTGTTTGAATACTATTGTTAATCTCCTTTTTCATTTCTTCCAAATCTAACTCAACTTCCTCATCCATAGGTTCTTCTATTGGATGACTATCTTCACCAAAGTCTACTCGAACATTTTCAGAAAAGTCTACATTAACATCTTCCTCCATTTCTAAATCAGCATAATCCGCTAAACTAGTCTCTTCAGTATCAAAATCCGACGAAGAGTTTATAAAATTTTCTAACGCATCCATTGTTGTGTCATATCCTTCACCAATTTCAGAATCTACAGGTTCTTCCGCAGATACCTCATCTTCAGGTGACGGCTCTTCAGAAGGAACTTCTTCGCCATCTTGTTTTTCGTCACGTTCAAATTTCTTAGCAATATCTTCAATATCATCATCTTCTAACTTATCTAAATTAACAGCAGAAATAATCATATTAAGAACATATTTTATATCATCACTTTCCATTGATTCGTGTTGGTCTCTTAATTCTTGACCTAACTTACCTGCAAATTTTTGTACTTCCGCCATGTAACTTGATCTTTTTCCTGATGCATCGTCTTCACCATCTACAGGTGCTTCCGGTGCTGGTTCTTCAGCTGGTACTTCAGGTGATGGTTCTTCAGATGGTACTTCAGGTGCCGGTTCTTCAGCTGGCGTAGGTATAGGAGCGTTTGCTGCCGGATCACTCATAGGAGATTCACTTTTAGGTGAACTTGGTTTTAAAACGTATTTCGTTGCCTCTTGTAATTCTTCCTGTCCTTTTAATAGGTCTAATCTTTTAAACGCTTCAGAGTATGATGAAAATTTGTTTTTGTTTTTCATGAACATACCACCAATATAATCAAGTGATGATTCATTTAATCCTCTTTTAACGTAGTATCCGTCTTTTTCTTTAACGATACCAAAAAATCCACCCGTTGTGGATTCCTTTACTAATTCTGGTTTTACAGAAGAAGACTTTTTATTATTTTGATTAAAGTAAGTTAATTCGAGAATTCTTTTTAATTTCTCGTCGCCATTAAGCTTCTCACTTCCTAGAGGTTTGATGTCTGCCATTGTTTTTATATTAAGATAAACTTATTCTTATCCTATAAATACATAGATATAGGGAAAAAAATAAGGTTCTTTATTGTGTTATGGACAATTTTTTGTTTGAAATGTCCGTTTTTAGTTTTAAAAGTTTCTCTATATATCCGTTTCTTCGAAGTAATTTGAAGGTTAAGTTCTCATATGAGTACTCTCCTCCTGATTCAAGACCACTTTGTCTAAACTCTTTAATTTTACTTCTTAGTGTTTCAATATCTGAAGTTACGTCTTTTTTACTACCTAATTTAATAAGTCTATCTATTTTTTTTGCGTACTCTTCACCCTTTTCTAATATTTTTCTATCGTCAATATTAGCCTGTTCCTTTTTAGGTTCAATAACCCATTCGTTATTTAAAATAGAATAAACACCAGATGAAATGTGTTCCTCATTAACATCTTGTACGTATATTTCAACATCATACCCCTTTATTTTGATGTCGTATTTTTCGTTCCATACGTTTTTCTTAGCATCAAAAAATTCTTTCAATATTGCATGAAAAGACGATGAGTTTTTATCTTTATTGATACTATCAAAATCTATAAGAATGTGTAAATCAACGTCAGAATATTGTGACCAATTATAGTTAGAAAGTGACCCCGTTAATACGATATCATGTATAAACACATCAACATTCAAAGAGTCCACGAAATCATTTGTTATTACTAGTAATCTTTTTCTTATATCGTCTCGCATAGAAAAAGATTTACCACTAACCTCAAATATTTGGTCAGATAGTGAATCTTTAGGTTTAAAAGAACCTACGATTTTTTCGTCCTCACCCCTATCTTCAATTAATTCTTCAAATAAACTCATCCTTTCTTTATGTACTTATGACTTCTGGCGATATTCTCGTTGAAGTATTTTCCTTGTGATTCAGCAAGTCTAAACTTAGTGAACTTATTCCAAGGAACTTTATTATACTCATAAATAGCACCATTGTTAAAAGTTACCGTTAAGTCTTCCGTTTCGGTATTGAAAGATGCTGTCTTTAAATTAGATGAATTGATTATAACATCAATTACCTTTCCATTAATTGTTTCTGATATAATTGCCATATTTGATATTTTTAATGTTATAATATACATAATAAATATCAAATAAAAAACCCTCGATAAATCGAGGGTTCAATGTTAGTTAAGTGAAATCAACCTTTCAACTGATTTCTTTTTACTTTTAGGTAGAATAATTTCAATTACTCCATTTTCCACACCACCTACAATATTTTTCTCATCAACATCATCAGGTACGTTGTATGATTTTTTAAATGAATTAGTAAATGTGAATTCATCACCCTCTTTTTCATGTGATATGGTTAATTTACTTTCCTTTAATGATATTTTAACATCATCTTTAGAAAGTCCTGGAACCGATAATAGGACCTTATAACCATCTTCTGTTGTGGTAATGTTAGAGTTAATTCTGTTATCCACCTTCAAGTAGGCTTCATCAAACACTTTATCAAAAGTGTTAAAAAACGGGTCTTTAAATAATGTAATCATAGTTTTGTTTTTTTTATTTTACATATTATTAATTTTTCATTTTACAAATTGCAAACCAAACGTCTAAAACTGACATTTAGACATTCGTTAGACATTTTTTTAGACATTTTGACATTTATTTGTTTTTTAGAATGAAATGTGTTATGTTTGTAGAAACTAAACGTAAAAATAGTATGGCAGTAGATTTTTTTGAAGACGGACCAACGACAAACCCTAAAAGGGGACGTAAAGGTTCAACCACCCCAATCTTAGATAATTTTTCTCGCGATTTAATTAAACTCGCGGAAGAAGGAAAGATTGACCCTGTAGTGGGAAGGGATAAAGAAGTGAGAAGAATCGCACAAATTCTTTCTCGTAAAAAGAAAAATAATGCAGTTGTTGTTGGAGAGGCTGGTGTTGGTAAATCAGCATTAGTTGAAAAACTCGCATTAATGATTGTAAAAGGAGATTGTCCCACAAATCTACTTGACAAAAGAATTGTCTCTTTAGATTTAACCTCTTTAGTTGCGGGAACAAAATATCGAGGACAATTTGAAGAGAGGATTAAAGCAATCTTAAATGAATTACAAGAGGCACACAATGTTATTGTATTCATCGATGAGTTACACACAATGGTAGGTGCAGGAAATGCCAGTGGAGCAATGGATGCGGCTAATATTATGAAACCCGCATTAGCTAGAGGAGAGATTCAATGTATCGGTGCAACCACATTCGATGAATTTAAGAAACACATTGAAAAAGATTCTGCTTTAGTTAGAAGATTTCAAAAAGTAATTTTAAAAGAACCAACTCAATCGGAAACCATTGAAATTTTAAATAACCTCAAAACTTCATATGAAGATTTCCATAAAGTACAATATGAGGATGGTGTGATTGACACGATTGTTAAATTATCGGGTCGTTATATTACTGATAGACAATTTCCCGATAAGGCTATTGATGTTATTGACGAGTTAGGATCTGAAAAAAGGATTTCATTACGTGCTCCCGATACAATTGAAAAATTAAAAGGTCAAGCTGATGAGATTAAAGAAAAAAAGATTCTTGTTGTTAAAAATCAGAATTACGAACAAGCGGCAAAACTTAGAGATGAAGAAAGAAAAATTTTAGATAAACTTGAGGTTGAGAAGTCCAAGTGGATGGAAAAACAAAAGGATAATAAAATTCCTGTTTCTATTGATGATGTTTATACTATTGTATCTGAAATGACGGGTGTACCAATCACTAAATTAGATTCTAACGAAACTAAAAAGTTATTAAAGATGGAAACCCTATTATCAGAAAAGGTTATTGGTCAAGATGAAGCAATATTAAGCATCTCAAAAGCAATTAGACGTAATCGTGTGGGAATTAAAGATGCCAACAAACCAATCGGTTCATTTATTTTCTTAGGTTCCACAGGTGTCGGTAAAACACATTTAGCTAAGTCCCTTGCGAATTTATTATTTGGTGATCCCGATAAAATCATTCGTGTTGATATGAGTGAATTTATGGATAGACACAATGTATCCAAATTAATCGGTTCTCCTCCGGGTTATGTTGGTTATGATGAAGGAGGTCAATTAACTGAAAAGGTTAAGAATAATCCTTTCTCCGTTATCTTATTTGATGAAATTGAAAAGGCACATAAAGATATCTTCAATTTATTATTACAAATTTTAGATGAAGGTCATTTAACCGATTCATTTGGTAGAAAAGTTAATTTTACTAATTGTTTGATTATCATGACATCTAATATCGGTGCTAAAAAAGTATCTGAGTTTGGTGGTGGTGTTGGTTTCAGTACTTCATCAAGTGAAACACAAAAATATGAAGTGAAGAAAACTATGATTCAAAAATCATTGAAGCAACAATTTAATCCCGAATTTTTAAATCGTATTGATGATATTGTCTTGTTTAACTCGTTAAATGAAGAATCACTAAAGAAAATTATTGATATTGAAATTGGTAAGTTAAATTCCCGTTTAGTAGATAAAAATTACATTGTTACGTTTGATAAAACTGTTATCGATAAAATTTTTGAATTAAACACTCAAGAAGAATACGGAGCGAGACCTTTGAAACGTATCATTCAAAATTTATGTGAAGATTTCTTAAGTGAGGAAATCTTAAAGGGTAATATTATTGAGAATTTACCGATTATTTTAAAATATAAAAACGAAAAATTAACAATTGTGAAAAAAATGTTATAAATACTTTACTTTTACTCAAAGTTATATATATTTATATCAATGAAGGTTCTCTTTGTCGATTACCTTTTCGTTTTTTATAAGTAAGTGGGGTTGAACCCACCGAAAGACCTTAAACCCCAACAACTCGTTGGGGTTTTTTTTATTAAATTTTGCGTTACCAAATGTTTTTCGTATATTTACATTATATGAAAAAAGTAACATTTATTTTAGCTCTTGGTGTTGTATTAACACTATCAGCATGTGGTTCAGGGTCAACCTCAAAAGAAACAACTGACTCAACGGCAACTCAAGTAGATTCTACTTCAATTACCGCAACAGATTCAACAACTGCACAAATTCCAGCAGACAGTTCAGCTGTAAAATAAGAATTAGGGGTCGGATTAATCTTCGACCCCCATTTTTAATTTTTTTTAAATCTCTCTCCAATGGATACAAATACAGAAAAACAAGGTGATTTAATACTTCTTAGAGGTGTTCCGGGTTCGGGTAAAACAACATTCGCTAATGTTATATTACAACAACCAAATAACAACCCACAAGAAATATTGTCTGCGGATGATTTTTTTGAGGGTGAAAATGGTGAATATAATTTTGACCCAACAAAATTAAAAGAAGCTCACAACTATTGTCAATTTAGGTGTTCCGAAAGAATGAGACAACAAAAGGTGAGAATTGTGGTTGCAAATACATTTACACAAGAATGGGAAATGGATGAATATTTTAAAATGGCCGAAAGGTACAATTATAGAGTTCATACAATAATTGTAGAGAATAGACATGGTAATGAAAATATTCACGGAGTTCCAAAAGATAAACTTCAACAAATGAAGAATAGGTTTGAAATTAAATTATAGATGAGTCAATTTATTGAATCTTTTACTAAGTCAATAAACCCACCACAAAAAACACCAATCAAAAATTGTGCTAACTACATTAGAAAAATATTACGAAAATGGTTTGTTACACAAACAAACCCACCCAAATCTTGACTTAACTATTTGGAATTATTCCCCAAAAGTTCAGTACGAAAGATTATGGGATGAGATTACTTTGCAATGTCGTGGATTGGTAACCAACTCAAAAGGTGATATTGTTGCAAGACCATTTAAGAAATTTTTTAACTACGAGGAACATAAACCAGAAGATATCCCTAATGAAGATTATGTTGTCTATGAAAAAATGGATGGTTCGTTAGGTATTCTCTTTTATTACAAATATGAATTAAGTGAAGAGAGAAGATATAATATATGGTTTAATAACAATTATGAAACAGGTATGGAAAGGTTCTTTGACCCTAACAATTTACCTGATTACGATAATCCATATTATGACCCAACACCAAAAACAAAAGGTGAATGGATATTAGCAACTCGAGGTTCGTTTACATCACCACAAGCAATTAAAGGAAAAGAAATACTTGACAGACACGATATTAGTGCGTGGAGAAAAGACAACACATATTTGTTTGAGATTATTTATCCTGAAAATAGAATTGTGGTTGATTATAAAGGAGAAGAAAAATTAGTTGTCCTTGGAGCTATTCATACTGAAACTGGTGAAGAAATACCCGATAGTAGTTTGTTTTGGACACAGGACTCGGGTTTTGAAGTTGTGATGACATATAAAACTTGGGGTGAAACATACGACTTATTAAAAGAAGAAATATCTAAAGATAAAGAAGGTTACGTAATAAAATTCAAGAATGGTTTCCGAATGAAAATAAAAGGAGATGAATATGTTAGACTTCACAAAATTCTAACTAACATATCTAATCGTGACATATGGGAATATCTAAAAGATAATAAACCATTTGATGAGTTACTTGAAAAGGTTCCAGATGAATTTAATGATTGGGTTAAAACCACAATCAGAGATTTAAAATACGCATGTTATCAATTAAGAGAACGAGCGGGTAAATTACATGATGGTTTTAGATATGGGAAATTTGGTGACAGAGACCCTGAACCATCTAAAAAAGAATTTGCTGAATTTGTAAATAAACAACAAAAAGTTTTACATGCAATTATGTTCGCAATGTGGAATGGAAATAATCAAAAAGTTGACGACATAATTTGGAAAATAGTTAAACCGGAATATTCAAAACCATTTAAGAAAGATGAAAACTGAGAAAAAAAGATTATACTTAGACGATGTTAGAACACCAATTGGAACTGATTGGGTTATTGTAAGAAATTATGAACATTTTGTTTCTACCATTAGGCTATATGGATTAGAAAATTTTGATGTTATTTCGTTAGACCATGATTTAGGTGATGAGTCTATGGTTGAATACTATACAAATGTAAAAAATAATTATGTGTTAAATTATGACAATATAGTTGGTGAGAAAACGGGATATGATTGTTGTAAGTTTTTAGTGGCGGAAAGTATGAGTAAAAAAATACCTTTACCCCAAATTTATGTTCACTCCGCTAATCCAATTGGTAGTGCTAATATGATGGGTTATATTAATAATTATTTAATGAATTGTAGTTTACCTCAAACCTGTATTAGAGTTAAAATTGAACACACAATTGATACACCAATGGTACTCTCTCCCGAAGCTAGAAAAGCAAAATGGGATAGAAGTAACAAAAAATAATTTTTTTATTCCGAATTATTATTTATCTTTATAACCTTAAACAAAATAATCATGTCATACACATCAAAAACAAAAACACCCTACAAAACAATGCACATTAAAGGTAAGTATACCGATTTTAATGACTTTTATGACATTAATAAGCAATCGATATATGAAAACATTGTCGAGGTCTTTAAAGGGTTTAAAGAAACCAAAAAACGTGTTCTGTCCCTATATGTTCAGGCTATCATTCAAGGTTTAGAATGGGACACAGAATTTAAGTTTAATAGAAACGAAACAATCGTATTATCTAGAGATGTTATTCCTTTTTTTGAGAGCATCGAAGATTACGAAAAATGTGCTGAAATAAAAAATTTATACGAAGACTTGACTAATGAAAAAATATTAGTTACAATTTAAATGTATCAGGAGAGAGGTACATTTATTTTTGTCATGTCCCCGTTGGTTTTTATCAATGGGGATTTTTTTATAACATCATTCTTGACCCAATAAGAAAATTACTTAAGAATGGGGAACCTGGTTTGGTATTACCTCCCAATTTATAATTGAAACTAAATCCAAAACGTTTAGTTATTTTATAATCAAATGATGACCCCAATAAAAATCCCATATGTCTATTAACTGTCGTTTCTCCGTTTGTACTATTCCAAGCTATTGGTGAAAACATAGTAAACACCTGCGGTGATACTGTAAGTTTTTTTGAATAAACATATGGCTTCGTCCAAAATGCGATTGCTGAAGATGCTACATTATAATCATATCCTTTTCCATTATTAAGGAATAAATTAATGATACCAACATTATAACCAAATGTTCCTTTTTTAGGTGTTGGCTTAATCCAAGTATAACCTAACAAATTCATATAGTTACCAGCAAGATAAGCAAATGCTGTTCCATATGAATGTATCGCATCTAAATTACCATCTTTTTTCATTGCCATTTTAGTGTAACCACCCGTTAATACTATTTGACTTAAATCACTATTCACCACCATACCTGAACTATAACTTTCATCACCCGCCATAGATGATTTACTTACACCCATTGATATCGATACCAAATATCTATTATCGGGCATTTGAGATGTTGTTAAGTCAGAAGACATTAATAGTGGATTTGTTACCTCATCTTTCTTCTTCTTTTCTTCCTCTTTCTTCTTCTTTTCTTCTTCTTTCTTTTTCTCCTCCTCTTTTTTGGTTTCTTCTTTCTTTTCTTCCGATTTCTTTTCCTCGGTTTTAGACTCCTCTTTTTTCTCTTCAGTTTTAGTTTCTGTTTTCTTTTCTTCTGTTTTACTTTCAGTTTTAGTTTCAGTTTTAGTTTCTTCTGTTTTAGTCTCGGTTTTAGTCTCGGTTTTAGTTTCTGACGATGATGAACCACCACTACTTGAAGATGATGAACCGCTACTTGATGAAGAACTACTTGCTGGTGGAGGTGATGAAGAACTACTTGCCGGTGGTGGAGTACTTACTGGTGGGGGCGTTGAAGCACTACTTGCGGCAGATGATGCCGCACCACTTGCTGCACCACTTGCAGATGAACTTGCGGCTGACGATGCTGCAGAACTCGCAGCTGACGATGCTGCTCCACTTGCAGATGAACTTGCGGCTGACGCAGCACTAGCCGCCGCAGCATCTGATGCAGCTTTAGCCGCCGCAGCCGCCGCAGCATCTGATGCAGCTTTAGCCGCCGCAGCCGCCGCAGCATCTGCCGCCGCCCTTGCCGCAGCATCAGCCGCAGCCCTTGCTGCCGCTTGTTGAGCTAAGAAAATTGCATCGTCTTGTGTTGAACATGGTGTTGCAAATATACTATTAACCCATGTTTGAAACGCACCACTACTGATATCTGCTAATGTTACAATTTTAGATTTACCTCTAATAACAGCAACGGTTGAGTTTTGTCCGAATGGAATAATAACCACATATACCTTTTGATCACACGGATCAATATATGTTTGTGTTATGGTTTGACCAAACGACTCACTACAAAAAAATAATATTAGGAGAGAGATAATATATTTTTTCATTTTAAAAATTAATACCTAAACCAAAAGTACCATTACTAATAATTGGGTCGTAATCCATTTTTATTGTAAAATTTTTATAATCATGTAAAGCCCCTATTTTTATTGTTGTAAAACGATTTGAATATTTTGGGAATGTTATGTAACCATCATCATCTTTTCCACGATATCTTACAATCTCGTTAACGTTACCCACCATAAAATGAACTCCCGTTCTTTTAACTCTTTTCCCAAAACCAACATAAAATGAGTTTAATTTAACTAAATCATCAACAAGTGGAAAATCAACGAGGTCTAATCTTCCATGTGGATAAAAAGTTGACCTATCATGTGTGAAATTATATTCTGTTATGAAATATCCTTTGTTACCAATTGTAAAGAATCCACCAATTTGTCTATCTGTTGTTTTTTGAATACCAAAACTTATGATAGGTTTTTTTCCTCTAATAGTATCTCTATTACCATTATCATAAACATAAATTCTTGCAGGTTGTCTGTAACCCCAATCGTTCCAATATGGCATTGGAGACCAATAATTCCACCCAAAATTAGGTGCTCCCCACATGTCCCATCTATTCCATCCCCAATTGTTCCACCCCTGTCCATAGTTATTCCAATATGGGTCTCTGATTACTATATTTGAACCTCGTCTTGGTTGTGGTTGTGATTCTTGTGGTGGATTGTTTCTCCAACTACTCACATTGTTTTGTTGTGGTATGGATGGTTGAACTCTTGTTTGAGTTGATTGTGTCTGTGATTGTGTAGGTGGGTTACTTCTCCAAGTTGATATTTGACCAAATAGAAGTGTTGGTATGAATGTTAAAAATACTAATAGAGTCTTCATAAGTTTGTTTTTATATAAATATAAAAAAAGGGGGTATTACACCCCCTTTTTTTTATCTTAACTCATTAAAATATGTTTATTTTGTAAAAATTCCCTTTTTAATCATTCTATCAAGAATGTTAGCACAAGCAATATCTAAAGCTTTTTTGGTTGCAGTACTAATTGTTGATTGGTTGAATTTAATTGGGTCAATCGTTGCGTCAGACAAAAGAGTTAATTCTCTTTTTGTTGTTGCCTCACCTAAACCCGATCCACCAAATACAACACCAGTTTCCGCGTTTGTAAATCTAACTTGAAGACCAATACGAGTTACCATATTATCTTGTACACCATTTTTAAGGTTCACAGTTTCATCTTCAGATACCGAGTAGTCATAACACTCAATGGTTACAAAATACTCAGCCAAATTGATTTTACCACGTCCGTCTAACTTATTCTCAGAAATTCCGGATTGAGATGCTTGAAATTGTTTTACCATACGATTCTTAATTTCTGTCTTGTCTTCAGTAAATTTGAATCTGTTTAAGTTTTCAAGATATTCCATAGATATATTTGCAACACCCAAACCAACACGTTTTTCTTTTAATTCAGGATACATCTCATACATCTCATCAGAAATGCCCGCCTTTAATATTTGAATTGGAATTTGAGGACCATCGTAGTCCATGTAAGCACTTATATCTCTTTTCTTTTCGAAGTCCGCCTTATAGTCTTCCGTTTTAGTTTTACCTATTGTTTGTCCGTTAACGACAACAGCGCTTAGTAAAAAAACACTTAATAATGTTAATAATTTTTTCATACATCTTATTTTATTAACCTTCTAATTCTTCTTCTTTCTTTTTGTGAGAGAATTTATCCAAAGTATCGGCACCCATTCCAATTCCCGTTATTAACATCACTGCATTTACCAATTCAGGTGATGGAGCAAAATCCGCGTGAGAGAACGAATTTAATACCATTGTAACACATAGGAACATTGCACCTACCATTGCTATTACCGGCTTAACCGATATTGATCCCCTTTCATCTTTGAAAAGTTCGATAACCCATTCTTTAAATTTCATTTTTGTCAATTTTTAATTTATATTTATTTTATCCTTCCATGTGCATTTCTGCATTTTCATCTTTTATTTTACCACACTTTAAACATTCCTCAATCCCATCTCCGTCTAAGTCACCCCAAACGTGATCACATTGTCTATGTGCAAAATACATATCAATTTTGCCATCCCCGTCGAAATCTATACCATCCATTATACCATCACCATCTTCATCAACTTCAATACCTGTTCTTGGTTGAACGGTTGGTACTTGTTCAAACGTATCATTTACCTTTTCGGTTTTTGAATTCTCAATAGCTGTTTGAAACGATTCTGGAATTAGTGGAGTATTGTTTGGTGGAGTTACAGGTAAATCGGCGGTATTGCTTAACGCCGTACCATCTTCCTCATCCATTTTCTGAACTAACATCTTATCCTTATCCGTATCACTAAACCAATAGTCAATAATTTTACCATAAGAACCAATAAAGGCTCCCAATAATAATAGAAGAAGTTCTTTCCATTCTCCTTCTATTGCCGATTTATTTAATATAGCGAAGAACATTCCTCCTATAATAAACATAAATCCACCCAATACTAATGCGGTGATGTACCATCTTCTGGCCATCATATTACTTAATAAATCTTTAAATCCACTTGGTGTTTCTTTATTTTCCGCCATATTACTTATTTTTTTTTAATTTATGGTCTATTCCAAGACCATCCTTTTTTTCTACCTCTTATTACTAAATAACTACAACCCCCAATAAAAAATGTTAAAAACATCAATGGAGAATTAAATACAAACATAGCTATCATGCATAATACAATTACTGCTATAAAACTTAATCCTTGTTCCATTTTAATTTTTTACCACTTAGGAGCCTCTTCCTTAAACTCATCACCTTCTTTTTTCTTAACCGGTTTTGCGGGTTCTTTAACGGTTTCTTTTTCTTTAATAATAACCGTCTTACCACCACCCGCTGATTGTTGTTGAGTTTGTGAATTTGTAATGTTTATTACTGGTGCCGCTTGTACTGGTGCTGGTTCTGATTTGTCACCACCACCTAAAAGTGAGGCTGCCCATACACCACCTGCGGTTACTATGGTACCCACAGCACCGATAAGTGTTTTCTTTAAACCACTCATTGTTCCTTCTTGTTCTTGTGTTTCTTCTGACATTGTATTTGTTTTTAGTTTATTTTATTAATATTATGCACCAAACGCTTTAGTAAATCCTTCAGGACAAGTTTTTGTACATATCAAATCTGCAATAACTGGTGCAAATGCTGCTCCAATTGCAATACCAACTCCAGCTGGTGTTGCCCATAACTCTGCGGAATCTAAACTTTTACCTAAACAATTTGAAATTATATTTTTTAATAGTGTGTGGTCAATACTATCACTAACGTATGGTATTGCTAAAAATCCTTCTGTTATAATTTCTGTCATTGCCATTACTACCACCACTTTAGCCGCTTTATCTGCAACATAAAGAACAGGTGTTGCCATAAGTGATAGAGTGGTTGATGTCGCTGCGCCCGCTGGTTGTTCTGGTGCAAATGCCGCAACACAACCCAAACCAATTGCTGCGGTTACTCCTATATTACAAGCATTTTTATCAGCCCATTGATATGCATCAATTACCCCTTCTTTTACTTCTTCGTAACCTTCTTTAATTACAGACTCTATTTCATTTCCAATATTAATGAGTACTGGTACTACTTCTTCTTCCCACTCTCTACCAGTTACATCTTCAATTCTATGATTTGTTTCAGGATGGTCGTGTATGTACCTTATTGCTCTATCGGTAAGTCCCCATGATTCACATGTTGAACAAGGGCCGTCACCACCAAATCCATACCATCTTACATTGTTATCTCCGCAATCTGAGCGATGATAAACTATTCCGTCTCCGTTTCTGTCTGCCATAATTTTTATTTTTTAATTTTTTAGTTTATTTTATTGAAATCTGTTATTCCTAATTGTTTATTATTAGAATCGAATAACCCTATTCTGTATGCTGATGATGGTAATGCGTTAGTGTATACCTTTAAAAGGTTATCACCCGCAATTACGTTCATTGTTTCTTTAGATACCACCCTATTGGAAATGTCAAATATTTTAATCGTTACCGGACCTGCGGTTTCAATTTTAACGTTCATCGCCACTTCTGAAGTGACAAATGATGATTGTAATTTAATACCAATAGAACTTGTCATTTTCAGGTCTTCTGATATTGATTGAGGTGTAGGTAAGATATCGTCCTTATAACATCCTGTTAAAATTGTGGATACCAATACTAATAAGAGAATCTTTTTCATTTTTGTCATTTTTTAATTTACTATTATTGTTGTCTTTTTTAATTCTTTTTTATCCACATCCTCAAGTACTAAATATAAATATCCCTTGGGTAATGAATTGGTATAAATCTTTTTTTCATTTTTACCTATTTGACCAATAAACTTTTCTCGACTTATTACTTGTCCACTATTTTTATCGATTAAAATTAAATAATGAACAGTATTAGAGGTTAAATCAAAAAAAATTGATTGACCATTTGTTACACTACTTTCACCCACATTGAATATTTTTTCAACAGGAGGAGTTGGGGTTGGGATATCCATCTTAGTACAACCCCATAGTAAAATCACAAATATGAATAGTATTTTTTTCATATGTTAAAATTGAAAGTTTGTTCCTATCATAAACATTATTGGATTACTCTTTTTATACCCAACCGATTCGCTCAATTTGTCAAAAGTTGTGTTATATCTAATATTAGTATTCAAAATGAACCTTTTAGTTATTTTCCAATCAAACGATGTTCCATAATATAAATCTAAATTAAAATCATCAAAATATGATAAATCCGATGTCGTACCATCTTTAAATACTTTATAGACATCACTCATTGCAAATATTTGCGGTGATATGTTTACCCTTTTTGTTTTCAATGTATATGTGTACATTACCATACCTCTATAACTTATTTCACTTGATGCCGGCACCATTGGATATATTAAATCTTTAAAATCACCATTTTCATCTACCGTATATTTTCCTTCCCATTGACCTTCATATGTTCCCCAAAAAGATTTTGATGCAATTAAACTATATCCAAATGTTCCAAACTTTTTAGTTCTGAATACATCTATGAATGATAGTGTAATATCTTTTTGGAAATCAAAATCGGTTGAATAAAATGATTGTAATGTAGTAGTTCTCTTATCTGTATTTCTAGTGAAACCATATCCTACTCCATAATATTTCCATATAGGGTTTATTGACGCTGCGAATGTGTGTCCCCATTGACCATTCATAGATGATTTATTGTAACCCAAATTAAGAGTAGTTGATACTTGTCTACCAATTATACCAACTGAAAGATTTGATGATGATAGAACATCTTTTGAAAAATTAACATAGGATTGTAATATACCCACATCGTTCCAATCATCACTTTCCCCAAATAATTCCTTTGGTGATAGTTGTAATGTATCGGGTTTTTGTATTTGTGCGTTTGTCACAAATGTTGTCGAAATTAGTGACAGAATTATTATTAGTTTTTTCATTAGTTCATTTTTACTTTTAATTGTATTCCATTCTTATTGACGGCATCGGTTGTTGATATTGAAGTTAAACCCAAAGTACCACTCAATCCTATTAATGGTAAAAATGTTATTTTATATTCTGTTGTTTTATCCAATAATGTTGAACCATCAGTAATCAATGAACCTAATGTTATTGATGAACCTCTATTAGTTCCAAAATTGGTAGGAGTTCCATTTGTGGTGAATTCTACCTTTTCAAACTTTAATGCTGTATTATCGTAGTTTAAATTGAATTGAGTACCAACCAACTCTTGTTGTAAAGGGTCTACCGAAATCGTTACTACTAATTTACCACCAATGTTTTCACCCATTAGATATGCGTTGATTTGATTGGAAACTGAATTAGTACCCAAACTCATAGTTCTAATAGAATTACTAGCAACACCACTTGTACTTTGTTGTGCTGAATGAGATAGGTTTACATCACCAATCCAAGTAACATTAACATTGTATGTGTTATTAAGTGTACCCGTATTTAAACTAAACGGATATAAACTTCTTGTTGAATTAAATTTGGTATTCCAATTAGATTTAGTAATCCCATCATAATCTGATTTACTATAAAGTTTCATCAGAAAAGTTAATAGTGGATTTTGTGTAAGTGGTTGAACTCCTGTTAAATGTTGTAATAGTTTATATGTATCTGCTTCGTTGAATATACCATTACCATCAACGTCCGCATTAATAAATTGAATACCGTTTGTAAATTCATTTCCACTTTCATTTCCAAATATTCCACCATTTGATAATTCTTTGAAGGCAATAAAGACATCCGATACGGTCACAATACTATTGTATAAAGTGTTTAAATCCGTTTGATTGGTGTATGTTAACTCAATCCCATGTTGTTTATATGACATTATTGGTGAGAAAGTAAATTCTGCTCTTGTTCCATACCAACCATCTT